GGGCTACGACTACTGCGTGATTACTGTTGTAGTTGCTGTATTAGACTACTGAATTTGTCTAATATCTTTTGTTTAAACTCGTCAACTACTTCATTACCTTGATTTTCTAATATGTGTTTCTCTACTTCGCCTTGTAGTAATTGAAACATTATTTCATAGTTGAGTTGTTTCTTGCCATTGACCTCAATGTGCATATCGGACATTGCAGTCGGTTGATTATCATTAACACGTTCTGCTAATGTTTTAGCAATAGTGATTAAACTATTTGTCATTGTTCTCTCCTATCGCTTTATATTCACAATACTCCATCTCGGTTGTGAATTGATTGTATAAATCATTATGAGCAATCTTAAAGTTTGCTGTTTCAAACTTTCGTCTCTTACGATTTATTTTCTGCAAACCAAAGCTATTGCCATTCTCATCTTGAACAATAATTAGGTTTTGTTTTGTTCTATCAAAGCAATCAACTATGTTTTGTTTCATAGTGTCTAACTCTTTAGCAAGTCTGTTAGACTTTAGCTTTAATTGAACGTATGCAAGAATTACTTTTTTTTTCATCTTGCTTTAGTTTTCTTATCGCATTTGTCATTTATTACTCCTTTTTTTAGTTTTGACTTGAACAACTTATCAAATCCCATGAGTAATACAACAATTAAATTGCCTACTAACATATTTATTTTACTTGCTAATTATAATCATTCTAAAGTGTTTAAATGTCTATCAACTGTTTCTGCAACCTCGTTGGGAAGTACCACCAAGTTCTCGGTTGTGCCGTCCTCGTATTCAATATTAATACACCACGAGATTATTTTAGGACGAGGCGAGGGCGAGGCTTTAGCCTCGCCAATCATATTAGATAAATCTAACATATCTGAAAGCCACCACACTCGTTAAGAAATCTTATAAACCTCTTAACATTATCTTCGCTAAATGGGTAGCTATCGTCCCAAGTTCTAGTCTTGTAAAGTGCGTCCCACTTCGTTTTAACTTCGGCAGGGTAGTCTATCGGTGCAGTGTCCTTATCCACTCCTGCGTCTGCAACGAGCTTATCCATTTCGTCTTGTACTTTCTTATTCCATTGTTCCGACACACGAGCTTTATCTTTATTTTCTTTTTCTCTCTGCAAACATTCGCCACTTGATACTGCTAACTGCAATTCATCACGTATCTCTAGTGCCTCTTGTTCACTCCATTCCATACCACTGTTGTCCTGCAATGCGTCTGCGTGTTGTTCAGTGAACCATTCTTTGTTATTTATCTTATCGTGTATTAACGAGGCGAGTGGTCTCCACCACCACACATTTGCTCGGTAATATATTCCTGCATTTATTTCTTCGTACTTTTCCTTTTGTTCAAAGTAATCCTCTACCTCTTTCTTTGTTGGTTGAGGTTGTTTATTAGTGAACATATTAGTTGGTCTTTTAGGTTCTTCCCCAATTATCTTTGGGTTCATGCCATACACGTCCATTCCCATATTTTCTCCTTTGTTAAAGTTTTACTTCTCTTATCAAATCCCACTACATAGTGCAACAATTATCTTTTAGAATTATTCTAAAGTAGAAATCCACATCTCTTACCACCAGCAGTGCCGTAGCTAGGTTTCTTTCCAGGAGGTCACCCCCCAGCTTCTTAGAGAAACGAGACGACATCAAATGATTCCTGCTAACGAGAGAACAGCCAGTCCTGTTACCACCAGCGTCCCTGATGGCCACATCAGTAAAGCAAATACCCACGCACCGACTATGAGCGACACGAGCTCTGCTCCTGCTGCACCAGCTCCTGGGCAGTCACCTCAAGGGCCCACCAAACTAAATCATTCGTGAGCTGACGTAACGAGCCTGGATCTTTCGAGGTATGACTGAGCATGTCTCCAGTGTTCAGGCCGGCATCATCCGCGTGATCCCGTAGCAGCTGCCAGATCTCACCTTCATGTTGATCATGAAAGGCTTCAGTCTCTGAGTAATACGTAACACCGGCAACGCCTCCGCTGCAGCCGTGTTTAGCAATGTCTTCTATGAGGCCGATGTCCTGTGCTTGGTATTCTTTTAGACATTCCTTCAGGGATGGCATCAGCCACCAACTTTTCATTTCTTGTGCTTCGATCATTGTGTATCTCCTTTTATGTTTGTGGTATACATAAGACCAGATGGGATAGATGTCAAGCTCTTATTTTTTTTAATTTCTCTTCTATCTGTAGCAGCAGGTCAGCTGAGTCTGCACGCAGGTTAGCCTCTTTCTTTTCGTAATCAGGTTTGGGTTCTTCGACATTGTCTACGAGCCAATTCGTAATGAATTGTACCAGCGTGGTGAGCTGAAGGTTCTGCTTCTGCAGCCCCCGTAGTCTAGTTTCGTAGGTACGAGCTTTGTTCTGATCCTGAACGAGACGTATAGCTTCATTTATTTCAGTCATTGTTTCTCCTTTTCCCAACAATACGACATCGTGGGATATCTGTCAAGCCTCAAATCCTGAGCTCTGCCTGACGTCCCCTGCTGGTACTAACTAAATAGGGAAAAAAGAACCAGCAACGAGAACGAGAACGAGAGCTTCCTGCTGATCCAGCACGGCTGGTGCTGCAGGGGGCTCTTTCCGGTGTTCATTGTAAACAAGAAACGAGGAATTGCAACGAGAAACGACACGAGCTTCACGGAGAACGCTGCTGGGCAGGTGCTAAGAGCTCTGCCTGGATAGCGGGCCATTGTCCTGTAAGCGAGAAACGAGAACGAGGCTTCAGTAAACGAGGATCCGTGAAAACGGACACTGGTTCATACAGTTTGAGGACTCCCTCCGAGAGGGCCTCAACCAAGATAAATACTTTTCCACCCGCCTTGATATATTTATTGATCCAAACAATTTGCCACTTATTAAGCTTAGGATAACTGACATAATCTGATTTTAATTCTATCCAAAATACACTGGTGTTAGATACTGCGTGTACATCAGGAATACCATTGATTGTGCTAGATTCTATGCGAGTAAAAAAGATTTCTGGGCAACCTTTTTTTAGTTTTTGCCACAACAAACTCTCACGATTTTTAGCTGCCATATCAAGTCAAGACTATGTTAATATTTGTTCTAAATGGCATATCTGTTTGAGTCACAGGTCTATGCTTTACAGTGCCATCAAATAAGATCAAGCTGTTCTCAACTGACTCTACCCGTTCACCAGCAGGAGAGTATTCTAAATACCCATTACAAGTATTTAATTGATAGATTGCAACGAGATGAGAGTAGTCTTCATCAGTGTGATAATCAAACTTAATTGGTTCCTTATCTCTGTAATAGTTATTAATCCAAATTCTTTTGTATGTATTAAAATTTAATTTACCCAACAAAGGCATCATAATTTCATGAAAGAATGGTGAATAGAATCTTTGTGGATGTTCAGTAAATAAATAATGCTGTTGTTTCCAAACCTGACTTGCTTCTATCTTGTCATCATTAACAATTTTATTATCATTACCAAGCTCAAGGCATTCATTAAACCAAGGGAAGTCTCGGTGGTATACCATTGTACATATACGCTTATGATCTTCTTTGCTTAGAAAGTTTTTATATAACTTCATAGTTTAGTTATCTTTACAATAACTGTATTAGGAATGATAGTAGTATTTCCTATAGATTCTATCTCTCCCTTATCATCTGTGGAACAGTCTGCAAACAGTCTAGTAATACCTTTAGACTGACTAAATAAATGTCCTTTAGAAGTACAAGTAGCTAGTCTAGCTTTTTTGAGATCTTCAATGGTTAACCAACTTGCATCACTCACGATGTCCAACCAGTCCACAGCCACCATAGGAAATTTATCTTTCCAATGTTTGGCCCGTTTTTTAATTACTATTTTTTTATTCATCTACTACTCTTTCTCCTTTCCTAACTTGTTGAAGCCATTTATCATGATAAATATACTCCACAGCAAACTGCTGATCTACCTCATGGTTTTTTTCGAAAAATAGCTGTTTTTTGATAGCCTCAGGTAAAGCTTCATAGTGTGATTTGACCATATCTTGATCTAACAAACCCATTCCATACATTACGATTGCATAATGTTGATCTCTCCATAATGCATAATGGCCATCATCAAAATCATCTTTAGTTAATAATCTGCTTTTAACTATTTCTAGTTTAGCAGCAAGACTATCTGGTATATCCATACTAGCCTTATCTCTCCAAAACTTAGTGTCTGTTCTTTTAGTTCTGTAGTGTAATATTAAAAAGTCTCTGATGTTCTCAACCAACTTAATAAATTGTTTATTGTATCTATCAATAACAACCTGATCATAATTAATTAAATTTGTAGCTAACATAAATGATTGTTGTACTGATGTTGCAATAGAAGAAGCTTCTAATGGTTCAAAAAAACTACCCGTTAAACCAATAGCAAAACAATTACCTTTCCAGGTCTCTTCTAAATAACCAGCTGTAAATCTTATAGTTCTAATATTATCTTTAGCTGCAAGCTCAACATTATTTATTTCTTCCATAGCCTCATCCTCTGACAAATAGTTAGAATCAAATATGTATCCATTACCTTGTTTGTCTTGTAGAGGTACTTTAAATTTCCAACCTGCTGACAGTGCATGAGCTTCAGTCCATAGATCAGGTACTTCATCCTTATAGGTACGATATGTAATAGCTGTATTTAATGATAACCAAGGATCTACACCAATCCACTTAGCATTTAATTTAGACATTAATAATTTTTTAAAACCTGTAGCATCAATCCAGAAATTAGAATGATATATGACTTTACCTTTTACTGAATGTATTCCATGCTCTCCTGTATGTACTTCTGTAATCTCATCATCAATAACATTAACACCACGTTCTTCACTTTTCTTTTTTAAGAATGTATTTAATTTAAGATTATCAAAATGAAATTGGTTAACTGGTTTTCTAACTTCACCATTTAATTGTTTAGCTAAATGTTCTACAGGGCCAATATGTATACCAGAATAATTATTATAAAATTTATATAATAATTTAATTTTGGTATTGAAATAATCTTTCATAATAGAATTATCTACTGAATGAATATAATCTTTATGACCCCAATTTTTGTAATAAATAGATGTCTTTAATGTAACTCCACATTCTCTAATAATTTCATCTGCTGTAATACCAACAGTTTTAATAAAAGTATCCCAATGAGGTGTACTACCTTCTCCTACTCCAATAATACCAATCTTATCAGATTTAATTAAATTAATATTTAGATGAGGATATTTTGTTTTTAAAACTAATGCAGCTACATAACCTGCAGTACCACCACCAACAATACAAAGATCACTTTTCATCGACTTTTACATTAATTACGCCTAGTGATGTCATCAAGTGACTGTTGTGTCTTTTATTAAATATTTTAATAAACTCAGACCAACTAGCCCTGTTCAATCTCTTTTGTGTCTTCAATAACTTCGATGGTTTTTGCATTGTATCCATCGATTTTATTTGAAAGCTCTTTGAGTTTTTTTTCAAGCTCTTCACGTGACATACCCTCCAGACCAGTTACTTTTACTTCTCTCCTATCTACATACTGACCTGCTAATTGTCCAGATCTGTATTCAGCATTAATAGCAGCAGCATATTGTTTATCAGCTTCTGCATTTAAAGCAATTCGTTCTAATCTTTTATATCGTCTTAGGTTATCACCTTCATACTTCGCACATTCTTCCTTATAAATTTTATCTAAATATTTAACAACGTGAGGGTTCAATTTTCTATTTGTTAATCTACTAGCTATAACTGAATAATCATTCGAATTCTTACATTCATATCCCGCTTCTTTTAAAGCATCAGCTTTTGTGATATTGCCCCAATTTTTAACATAGATATCCACAAACTTCTTTTGCTTTAGAGTCAAGTCATCTTCTGTTCTCAGTTCTTTCTTTTTCAATCCTGGCATATTTTCTACTATATAGATATTTCAGACCTCTGTACACTATTTGAAAAAGTAAAAATTTACTGCTCCACAAGACACACATAGTCCTAATGTGTCCCTCAGGGACACCACAGGGACACCACAGGGACACCATAGAATCGTCTATAAATGTTGGTATTAGCGAATAATAGTCTTCAGGGACACCAGGGACACCACTTTAGGGTTCCAAGCAAATTATTTTATTGAAAGGGTAGAGATATCTATATAGAGGAATTTCCGGTATCCGTTGTAACGTACGGTGTTTTACTTGAAGATTCCTACTAAATACAGTACACTGGCCATGTGTCCCAAGTGAGTTTTTAACATTATAGCTCTTACGATCATTTTAGCTTTCTTTTTTATCATTTGGGACATTTATTAAATCAATTTTTTTCTTAATCTCTCTTCTCTCTTCCTTATTATTAGCTGCACGATATTGAACATATCTAGCTCTATACTCCATCCATAACTTCTCGTTCCTGTTGTATTGAATTTTTTCTTCTTTAATCAATCTCTTAAATACACCCATTACATACTCAGGGTCAAAATCTGCGTTCCAACAAATCTCCTTAAACTCATCACTATTTCTTACAAACCAATTAATCGAATCCTGTTTATTATAAGCATCAATTTTAGAATAAGTAAAAGAAGTACAATCCTCAAAGGCTTGCATAATAATAGCCTGGAAGAGCTTATGCTCAGGCTTACTAGTACATGTCACAGTCGAAGCCATGTCAGTGCCCAAAATTTTTAACAAGTTCGGTGAGTAATTCACGATATTGTCTTTGCTCCTTTTTGCTGGAGTCGAAAGTCATTACCTCAGTATAATCGTCAAATATACCCTCGATGAATCGCATCCTACTTACACCGTCTAGCATATTTGCAACCTTGTAATGATAGTCTTTAAAATCTATGTAAGTTTCATCATCCATAATGATCGTAACCGCAGGATGGGAAAAGATATCGATATGGAAGTTTCCTACGGTCACGCATCATTTTTAACAACCAGTCTTAAGCCTTTCGCCTTAGCTGCAGCTTTACGACCTGATCGCCAACACCCCTCGATTTTATCAAGGAATGAAAGATTGAAATTTCCTAAACCAAAATCATTTCCACAATATAATTGAAACATCAAGGAAGTTATCTCGTCATAAGTTCTCTTATTCGGACATATCATAACCAAACGTTGTAGCGTTTTAGTTAAAGCTTCTTCACTCGACTTTTTCATAGCTTCTGCCAACTTTGTTCTCCATAATTAAATTAAAAGAAAAAATTGTTCGTTGTTATTGTGAAAATAAAGTGTTTTGAAAGCCCCACTTTTTCATTTAGGCTTAGGAATACGTTATTAACTATTAAGTGATTTAAATTTTAATTGCAAGTAAAAAAAAAGGGCCAGTCTCCCGGCCCTTTTCCAACCTCAGATTTAAGGTTAACCATCCAATCCGCAGGTTTATTTACCACTCCCGTTAAGCAATTTCTTGCCCTGTGATAGTAAATTCTCTCTCATTGATTCGGGTGATTTGCCTTGTTTTTTAGCGATTTTTTTAACTTCTTCATCTACTAATTTGGCAATCATATTACCCGGTCTTCTAAAGCCTTCTTTACCCATGGCCCTAATTATACAGTATGAATCTATATCCACTGCACAGGATTTCCATTTGTTAATATTCATAGCTTACGCTGCCTCTCTCTTGTCAAAGTCTCGATCTAATGCAAACTTAAGAAAATCAACTTTTTTATCTCTAGTCAATCCACCATTGTACACTCTATCGAATTGTTCAATGTAATCAGAGCTGTTAGTTACTGCAGCTAATTTACCACCCTTAGATTTCATTGCAGACTTTAATCTATCAAATGAAAACTTTGGATGTTTGCACATAATTAAATATGCTCTAATCAATTGTCGTTTTAGTTTTTTACCATTCGGATCGATTTGTTTTGCAATGTAAGTTATTTCTTTTGCAATTTGATCAAACCTGCTTAGTCTACCTGCAGCAATTGAGAAGTCTCCCAATTTAAACTCTTCAGTTTGTAATCTACAAACTGTTGCTCTACCATTAAGTAGGGCTAGTGTTTCAGCTACTGGCATTCCGTATTGTGTCATTTTAGAAGCACAGATCTTATAATCTTGTTTGCCTCTTGTACAGTGGAAGTTTAAAAAATTGTTTAAGTTCCAATTCTTTTTTCCAGTGTTAGCCCTAGCTGTATCTAAAGCATCATCAGAATCACCAATTACATAGTAAATATCCAAGCCTAATTGTTTTCTAGCCTGGGCTGTATGTTGACCATCTACGATCTCCATTTTTTTATTTACAATAATAGGAGTTTTAAGATCTCTCTCAGCGATTAATCTTTTGATTCTATCTACATGTGTAGAATCAACTTCTCTATTACCTTTTGATTTTTTAAATATTCCATAATCTTTTGTTACAAAATATTTACCTTTTACTTCTTTAGTCATCATTTTCTCCTTTTTTAGTATATGATTGTATAGAGCAATGCCCCAACTAACATTATAAAAATCTTAGGTGGTATTACTAATATTGCACACAAAAGTACAAACTTAAAAAATTGATTTATCATCATTATCTTGTTTCCCCTTTATGTGGCAATGTATTAAATCCATCGCGACTTGCTCATTAATCGGATAGATAGGATGCATGTCGAAATTCATAGAACACTGCTGCAACCTACGCATTTGTTCTTGAAAGTGGTCTTCACTATATTCCATAGGTTGACCATCTATTGTTGTTATCTGAGTTGTACTCAGAATGTCATCAACTTCTTTTATCCAGTTAACAAAAGTGTCGCTACTAGATTTCAATTTTATGTTGATCATGATATTCTCCTTTTTATAAACATGTTTACAATATAAATATTTTAATCTAAATTGCAAGGATTAAATAAGATAGGATAATATAGGAAAATGAAATACTTGCTAGTTTTACATTTATGTAGTTTTTTAACTCAGACTTGTCCTGGTATGGTTCATCCACAAGGAGAGTATGATTCATGGAAAGAATGTGCAATCGCTGGATATAAAATATCTGGAGATACAATGGCTACAATGCCTAAAGATAAGATAAATAAAGGGAAATTAGCTATAAAATTTGAATGTATAGAAATTAAAGAAAGCACACCCCTATAGTTGCAATAATATCACAAAATGCTATATAATACCTTATGAAGCTATATCGCGTCCAAGCAAAGTACAAGAATATATATATTAATGAGATGCTTTGGGCAGAGAACGATAAAGCCGCCCTTGAGGAGTTTAGTAAAAAGGTTAGCTCAGGGGATGTAACAGAGAATGAAGGTGCAGGGTTTGAGAATCCTGATATTTTATTCTTAACCTATGAGGAGGTTGACCGAGATGCAACTACAAAAGTTAATATCGGAAAAACTTCAGCTGGAATCCAAGTGGGCATCACAGGCATTGCAGCAGGGTCGGGTAACACCTGATATGAAGTGGATCGATATAAAGATCAAAGGTCTTAAAACTAAGATTAATGATCAAAGTGTTGAAGACGCTAAAAGTGGTCTTTACGATATAGCTAGTTAAATAAAACTAGCACATTTACTTTTTTCGATATAAAGTGTAGGGAACTTATGTCCTCTAATAAAACCTTAATCATAAATGATTACAAAAAATATTGGATTACTGATACCAAGAAGGGTCATTTAATAACTATTTGTCATGGGCCAGAAGATAAAGTTTTAAAGTTAAAATTAAATTGGAAAAATAGACATCGAAGTAATGCAGGAAGAGTCCTTAATAAAAGATAGCTGGATTTATAATGTACCTAAACACATAGTACATAAACCAATTCTCATTGATAAAATGAGATTGATACCACAAAATAAAATAGATCAAATTTCACACACTGATTATAATTTACCTGCGAGTATGATTATTGAGTGGAGAGAATATTTTTTTAAAAATATTTATCATGAATTTAAATTAGACTTTGAAGATAAGATTAAAAGTAAAATTGGTTTACACAACGCCTGGTTCCAATGGTATGAAAAAAATGATTTTCATGTATGGCATATTCATGGAGGTGTTCACTTTACAAATATTTATTATTTATCTATGCCAAACAAAGAAGTTAAAACAACTATTAAACATATTGAGCAGCTAAAATCTTTTGATGTAATGGAAGGACAGATCTTAACTATACCCTCTTATTGGTGGCACAAGTCTCCAGTAAATTTGTTTGATGATCCTAAAATTATTATCTCTTTTAATACTTCAATTAAAATGAACGAATAGTATTTATTCTTTTGCCTCACCCCAAGAAGCTCCAAGTGCAATATCTACTTTAGAAGGAACCTTAAGATTTTCGACTGCGTTTTCCATTATCGATTTAACATGTTTAATATCTTCTTCCTTATCAATAGAAAAACATAATTCATCATGTATTTGTAATAAAGGTTTATATCCTGCTTTGTAGCATTGAATCATAGCCATTTTAGTTTGATCAGCTGCTGACCCCTGAATTAGTCTGTTTAAAGCTTTATATGTAAATGCCCTACGTATGTTATTTCCATAATGGGCCTTAGCAGCCTCGTAGTCCATCGCCTTATTCATTCCGAAGGTAGAGGGCTCCCACATGTTAAAACGGCATTTACGGCCCTTTATAGTCCGAATAAAGCCATATTTAGAAGCACTGTTAGACACTTCTGCGGCTAATTTCTTAACAAATGGTACTCTACTGTTATATGTTTGCAGCAATCTATCTGCAGCATCTTTATCAATACCTAATTCTGTGGCTAATTTGTTTTTACCCATACCATAGAAAAGACCCAAATTGATCGTCTTAGCATGAGTCCTAGATATACCTGCCATATCAGCAACTATTTGGTGAAAGTCTGCTGACTCATTTTGGTAGGCTTCTATAAATTCATCAGCACCATCAAATCCTGCGTCTATAGATGCAGCGTAGTGAGCTACTAATCTTGGTTCTTGTTGTGAGTAGTCAAAGCTACCCCATTGTCTACCCTCTTCAGGTAAAAATAAACTTCTAATTTTATCACCCATTTCTTTGTTACGGGCTGGTATCTGCTGTAAGTTTGGATTAGAATAAGATAATCGTCCAGATACAGTTCCACCCTGATCTGATCTTAATTGATTTATCTCTGCATGGATTCTGCCTTTGTGCGTATATCTTAATACGGAGTCTATGAATGTTGAATGAAATTTATTTATTTCTCTTGCTTGTCTTATTAGTTGTGCTATCGGGTTATTACAGTTTACTAACCAGTTTTGTGTAAAGCTTGGTTCTCCGGTTTTCTGTGTCCGTGGGTACTCCACACCTATTCTATCAAACACCTGAGCTACACTTCGTGCAGCCCAAATGTCTACACTGTGAGTTGTCTCTTGTTTTATTTTATCTAATACTTCAAATTCTTTTTTCTTAAATTCTTTTTTTAGTAAATGAGCTTTTTCTTCATCAACTCTAATACCTCTACGTCTAGTATCAATAAGTATAGGCAGGAGCTCCATTTCCATTTCCCACACATCACTTAAATTTTGTTTTACAATTTCACCTTTTAATCTTTCCCATAGTCTTAAAGTTAAACCTGCATCTTGTTCAGCGTAATGACCAACATAACCCGCAGGTAATCTCCACATGTCAGCCTTGGGATCTATGCCCCACTCTTTAGCTTTTTCAGTTAAGAATGTTTCATTTTTAACTTCACCTAAATAATCTTTAGCACATGCATTTAAACTAAAACTAAATCTATTTTCATTTATTATTGCTGCAGCGATCATAGTATCTACAATCTTACCTTTAATCTCGAAACCATTTACTAACAACCAACCGACATCGTAACTTGCATTATGAAATATTTTAGTAGCAGGAGTTTTAAGAATATCCTGCATCCATGCAGTTGTTATAGCTAAATCCATATTACCACCTGCATCATGTTGAATTGGAAAGTACCATTGTTGGCCCAGTGCAGCTACTGCAAAACCAACTATGCCACCATCAAAGGTAGCCCATCCAGCTCCTTTAGTTTTTATATTTGGATCTTTAGTTTCTAAGTCTATTGCAATTTCTGTGGCTTTAGACAAATCAGGGTATTCAGCAGGACATATCCAATCTGAATCATTATAAATAAAATTTAATTGATGGGTCATTTATTATTATTACTTATAACTTTTATTAATTGATTTGCAACTGTTGTGGTAGGGTTGAAATCTCTTAAATTTTTAACGCAATTTGATGTTAAAAATAGTAACATAATACTTAACACTACAAAGATTTTTTTACACTGCATAAATATTTCCTGACATAGTAATTCTTGGTAAGTCAGAAGTATAAAATGGATATACAGAGTGTTTTAAAAAAGCTGGAAATATAAAACCTTTTCCTTCGTAAGTCTTGTCGACAGGTATGTTATGTTCAGTAATACCTCCTCGACTTGCTTGGTCTAAATGTAAAAATTGTAAGAATCCTGATAGTGGTGAATTACTATGTCTTGATTTAGGATTATTCATTTCATCTTGGATTAGAAAGGGTATTTGTATAAATAATATAAAACTAAATAGACCTGAGTGTGAATGAGCAGGGTTAAATTCATGTTTGTGCATATGATTTACCCAAAAATCTTGTTGTTTAAGTTTTAAATGTTTTGTTACTTTAACTGTTTTTAAATGATTACTTGAATTTGTTTTAGGATCCTTAATTATATTCATTAAGGTGGGTTCAATCAAAGGTATATATTTAGTCAAATCATATTCTTTTTCGATGTTTCCTGCTAGATCTACATTTTTATCAGAACTAGTATCGTTTGCGATACCTTTTAAACTTTTAAATACTTCAGGTGGTATATCAAAAAAATCAAGCACGTTCGTTATTCCATTTAATTAATAGCAGCAATATTAACCCAAATATTATAAATATAAATCCTAAAGATAGACATAATTGCATCACGAATAATCTCTTTCTAATATCATTTCTAAATAGTGTATGGCCTTTTGGATATCTTTTTCTTTGCCTTTTGACTGATGCCTACAAATGTACTTAATTGCATTGCCCTCAGCAAATAAAATTTTATTTTCATTAATAAATTCTGCGGGCTGAATCTTCATTTTAGAGTAATGATTCCCGCCTACCTGCTTTTCTAAAGAATCATAAGTAGCTCCCTTAAACATATCTTTATGTGTCATTAATACCCCCATCCTACGAATGAAATTCGTTCACCTTTTAAACAATCAGTTACTCTGTGTGGAAACATAAAATTAGATGGAAATAAAATAACATCGCCTTTACCCATAGCTACTCTCTTGTCTCTACATATAAATTCTGATCCTTCAAAGTCATCATTTAAGTTACCTACTATACTTAATATAGGAATTCCTTTTTCATTACCATCAAAAATTGAATGTATATGATCTTGATGTTCTTTCATATAACTGCCTGGAGCATACTTATTAAATCTAAGTCTTGTAATCTTAGTTATAAATTCGTTTTTTGTATTCTCGGCTTTACCACAAAATGTTTTTTGATATTCTCTAATTAACTGATGTAGGAGAGGGTGCAGCAATCCACATAAATCATCAGGCATATAAGAACAGATAACACCCTCTGTATCTCTGTCATGAAACTCATTTCTATTATTATTATGCCATAAATGTTTTTCCCACTCTAATTCTTTTGACCTTTCTATTAGCATATCGCATATGCTAGATGGTATAATATTGCCTTTCATTATATACTTTTCAATCATAATCAAAGTCTCTTATAATTTTTAAATTTTCTTGTGCTTGAGCTATTTCATTTATTAATTTATCGCATTCGTCAACGTGTTGTGGATGTTCACCAATAGCTACTGGTTTTTCAAAATATATTTTTATAGTAGCTTCGGCTTTAGATATTTGTGCATTATATTTATCTTCTAGTGCTTGTATTATTAATTTTCTAAACATAGTTTGCCTCGTAAAGTTTAAAGTATTTACCTAATGGAAAGTTATATTGATGATAGGTGCCTAATAAATGCAACGTACCTTTAGATCTTGTTGCACCTGTATACCAAACTCTAAGTTCTTTTACTTTATCCATTAAGTTTTTCTTCTCAAAATGAGAAGGATAATTACATTTACTTGCTAAAACTACATTATCAGCTTCTCCGCCTTTGACTTGGTGAATAGTATCTATAATTATCTTTGGTGGCAAGTTTAAATCTATACCCTCTTTCATTAATTTTTTAAAATACAACTTATCTTTTTCCTTAAATTTTCTTTTAAAAGCATCTTCCCAGCTGCTTTTTTGATCTCTCATACCACACCTCAAATGTAATTCGTCAAAATTAAACACCTGATTCGGATGAGCAAAGCTCCATTTTTTGCTGTCCGCTGACCGGTAGCCGTGATCTATGTTTAAAAGAAACTCATACATTACTGTTGCTTCTTCTCTTGTTATAGATCCACCTTGATTAATTTTATTCCAATACTCAATAGCTAAAAATTGATTAGTATCAAATGATCTATTACCTTTTACATCTTGATAATATAATGAAAGATTTCTTGCTTCTTGCTGCAATTCTTTTTTTACATCGTTTATTCTAGCAAGTACCATCCAAGATCCTTCCATGTCCCAAGGTACTTTTTTTAATCCATTCCATCTATGAATAGATCCTTCTTTACCATTAGATATAAATTCTTTTTTTATTCTATTATCTCCCATAGAATTTAAAATACATTTAGAAAAGAAATGTACATTTTTATTAAGTCTTACAGATTTTTTTAATATAACTTTACGACCTGGAAAAGTTTGAAAGTGTTCTACATCTGCACCATTCCATTCATAAATAGCCTGGTCATCATCTCCAGCTAGATAAACTCTATGTACTTGTGCCGCTAACTTAACAACCAAGTCCCATTGTAAAGGTGTTAAATCCTGAGCTTCATCTACCATTAAGACTCTAAAAGGTATTGATAAACCATCATCAATAAATTTTTGTATCATATCAGTAAAATCTAATCTGTCCGGTGTCCGTTGTCCGTTTTCTAACTCCATAGTTTTAAATTCTTCATAACCTGCAATAATAGATTTGAATTGCTGCAACCTTACAGCTTTTCTTGGCTGCTGTTTGTACAGCCACACAGGATCTACTTTCATGTTTCTAGCTCTGTCATAAATTTGTAGCGACCAATTGTTATAAACTTTTTGCTCATCATGACCTTCTTTAAAATTTACTTTTACAGTTCCATATTGTGTATGAAACGTAATCATATCCACTTTAGGATCTAGTACAGGAATCTCTGCAAATTGTTGTCTTGCTAAACTATGTAGGGTTCTAAAATATTTAAAGTCATCTTCATCATACTCTTTAAATTTTTTTCTTACACGACTTACACATTCGTCAACAGCTTTGTTAGTAAATGATATATAACATATTTCATCAGGTGAATAACCTTGTCGTAAGTATCTTTGTACTCGTTTTAAAAGGTTCTCAGTTTTACCTGTCCCTGGAGGGCCAAATATTTTAACTGTCTTCCCATGCAGCTTTTGCTTTAGTAAATTTGACATTTTTATTTTTGTGTTCCATTTGTTTTGGTAATGCTACAACCCAATGTCTGCTATCAATAGCTTGAAATTTCTTTTTAGGTTTAGCACCTCCCGATTCTAAAAATTTAGTACAATCTTTTTCTGACCAGTTATAACCCATTTTTTTAATAAATTGTCTAAATGTTTCTAATTTAAATCTCATCTCAGAATCATCCTTCCAAATATTACCATTATCAATTTGGTCAAACTCAGTTGTATCTTCAACATCTTCCAAAAACCTAGACATTCTAGAATTAAATACATCACCCATTTCTTCTGCTGCATCAAATCCTTCCATGTCTTGTTTGTTAGATATTAACTCTTCTAGCCAATCTCTGTAAGGGTCAGGGTCTCTTTTAGAAGGCTTTAAAGTACGCCAAACTATATCATAATTAAGCAATGCTTCCCCTAATAGCTGCTGTTGATATAATTGTTTAGTAGATAATCTAATTGATTTACCTTGGATGGGTAATATCCAATAAGGTTCAGGGTAAGAATTAACTTTTAAAAGTTTTCCTACTTCGGGTAACGCTTCATTAGTTCCAATCCCAAACTTACGCTTAACGCAAGTAGATGATACGCAGTGCATTCTAGCGATTGACGTTTTACATTTGTACGCATATTCTTTATTTTCTACACCTTTAAAAATATTTTGCAACTCTTTAGGATGTAAGTTTTCAGAACAAACTTTAGTCATCATATTTCTAGTCCAATCTTCATACATAACTGGATCAGGATTTATTTTTTTTGCTAATACTGCTACGTTAAACATAGCATCATTTCTACCCTCACCTTTTTGCACTCTGTTTTTCATAAAGTTAATTACACAAGGTGGGTAATCTTTAGTTTCATCATCTTGAAATATTTTTAATTTTTTAAAGTCTGCTGGTTTTAATCTGTAAGGTTTTACAAATTCAAATAAATTTTCTATTTTAATTCCGTTACCATTGTCATCCATAGCAACACGAGTTGTCATATGTGCTTTTTGATATGGTAAGTTTACAAAGTTACCTTTTCTTTTGTCGTCCCATTTTTCAGGAGATAGATCTACTTCATCTTGAGCAGGATAGATGTCTGTTGTTGTGTCGTTGATTCCTAAGTCTGAGGCTATCTCTATTAGTTTCTTACGCATTGCTGATGCAGCAACGACTCCATCAATAAATAATACTAAGTGTAATCCGTTGGATTTCGATCTGAACGGGATGAGTGGGTACTGTCTTTTCCGTATAACCGATATAACGTCCTTATGCTGTATATTATAACGATCAACATCGATGACCCCCCAAGAGCATGTATTATCATCTCTAATTGGAACGCTTCCATAGTATGCTTCTCCTTTTAAATGTTGTTTCCAATGATCTAACGTCATTGGTTTTGGTTCAACCCAATGTTTGAATTCATTTTTGCCGTTCGGTTTTTTACTTCCTATAGGCTGAGATGCACCAAAATATGTAGATGAGCCCTGGAAGAGTTGTACAAACTCTTCCAAGGTTTTGTCAAGTAGACTCATAGATTAGAAGGGTGTTTTTTCCTGTTGTTCTTCTTTTCCATGATTAACTTTTACTGATCCTTTTTTACAAGTCTCGTAAAAGCCGAATGCTGCTTCTAAAACAGTCTTATCAGCCACAGGGCCAATATGTTCTATTTCCCAGCCATACCATGATCCTAACTGATTTTTCTCTAAAACAGTTCGCATTTTATATTGCTGCGTGAATGGAGCAGGTTTAAAGAAACCTTTACCATCAGCTTTTTTCTGTCTTAAAGACATCATCATAGAGTTCCACTTCTTAGATTTTTTTCTTTGAGTGGATTTCATAGTAACCAATGCAGTTGATTGAGAACCATCTTCACATATTAAAATATAGTGAGAAGCTGTTTCTTCTACATAGTTGCCGTTTTCAAGTCTATCTTTACCATTATCATCTCTTGTTGTTTTAGACATGATGTCTGATGTTGCAGGATAAACATTTACTGGTGCTACTGCACCTTGGTCTCTGTCTTTCCATTCGATATACTCTAATTTATAATAACAAGGTATAACTGTAATACCATTTTGACCATTATAAAGTTGGTTCGTTACAGTATTATAAATCATACCTGGTCTAGCAGCTTCGATAAACTGACTATCACCTTGTGTTACTTGAGGAGATAATTGTCCTAGCACTTTTAAAAATGGTAATGCTACTGATTTAGCATCAACATTATCAAAGCCAGTATCAGCAAATTGTTCTAAATTTACTGCAGCTAAAGCTCCTCCTTTTTTAGCTATTACTTCAACGTCTTTCGTTGTTTTTTCACCGTTATTCATACTTATCCTTTGTTAGTTATTTTAGTTTTATTAGCGATATACACTCCAAACATATCGAAGGGTATTTCTTTACCTTGTTCAACTTGATCCTTAACAAATGCTTTAAGAGTCATCGGTTCAACTTTTTGTTTTTGATTATAGTTGAAACCAAACTTCTCACAAACACTTATAAGTTCAGACACTTGATTGTCTTGGCCTCTGCTAAACTGAGTAGTAATAGTATTCTTAATTAAATCTTCATGACCATTACCTCTCAACCAACTGAAGGCTTCTTCAATCCTAGACTCAGGAATCTTAGCTGCATAAAAAGGTTTTACTTCTACAGTAGAACCATCTTTAAGTTTAAGCAAAGACACACCTGCTTCTTGCATCATATCTGGAATAGTTCTCTCTTCTAAATCTCTTGCTTGAGATTTTAGTTTTGAGATTTCTTCTTCACGCTGTTCGATTTGGAGTCGGAGACCGCTAAGTTTTTGACACTGATCAGAAATAGATTTAATCTGATCCTGATCTATGTCGATTTTTGACATTTTTTCGATATCCATATTTATTCCTCCTGGAAACGCTTATAAATAAATTGTTGACCAATGCAAGAAGAAAGTTTATTAATTTGTTCGATGTGGAAATACCCGTACAAAACAAAACCCTATGAACATCAGAGGGAAGCACTTAAGATATCTGCACATAAATCTGAGTTTGCTTACTTTATGGAAATGGGCACAGGCAAAACTAAAGTTACTATTGATAACATTGCTTGGTTGTATTTACAAAATAAAATTGATTCGTGTTTAATTATTGCACCTAAATCAGTTTATACAGTATGGCAAACAGAAATAGAAACACATTTACCTGATGAAGTTGAATATTATATTTACAGATGGAATATAGATAAAAAAAATAAAGATAAAACTAAATTATTAAATATCTTTCTTATTAATGTAGAGGCTTTATCTACTAAGAGAGGTTTTGATGCTTGTATTAATTACTTATCTAAAAGACCCCGAAATATGGTAGTGTTGGATGAATCCACAACCATAAAGAACCGAACAGCAAAAAGAACAAAAAACATATTAAAACTACGAACACTATCCGCCATAAGGCGTATACTAACAGGATCGCCAATAACAAAATCTCCATTGGATCTATATACACAATGTCAATTTTTAAATCCACAACTTTTAGGCTTTAGCAGCTACTTAACATTCAGAAACAGATATGCTGAAATGGGTGATATTCCAGTGGGTTCTGGTAGATATATTAGTATCCCAAAATATTACAAAAACTTACAAGAGCTAGAAAATAAACTAAAAGGCTTTTCTTCTAGGGTTCGTAAAGACCAATGTTTAGATCTAGAACCTAAAGTAAGGCAGAAAAGATATATTGAATTAGAAGGTGAGGCTAAAAGAATATATGAAAAGCTGCGAATCAATGCTCTAGCTATAGTTGAAGATAGCACTATTAGTTTTTCTAATAAACTTACTGAAATTATTAAACTGCATCAAGTTTGTAATGGGTTTACTAAAGATGATGATGGTAAAATACTTAACTTGCACAATCATAAACTACAAGCGTTGGAAGATATTCTTGAAGAAACAGATGGTAAGGTTATTATCTGGGCCAACTACATCCACAACCTAGAAGAAATTATACAGTTTCTTAAAAACAAATATGGTGAAGATTCTGTAGTAAGTATCTATGGTGCTACTTCAGTAGAAGATAGACAAGAAGCAATACGTAGAATTCAAAAAGATGACAAGACAAGATTCTTTGTGGGTAACCCTACAACTGGTGGCTTTGGTCTTACACTTACTGCTTGCAATACAGTTATTTACTATTCTAATAATTATAATTTAGAAGTGCGTATGCAATCAGAAGACCGTGCTCATAGAATGGGCCAAAAAGGAACTGTTGTTTATATTGATATTGTAGCACGTGGTACATTAGATGAGGCTATCATGAAGTCATTAACAAATAAAGGGAGAGTTGCTGCAAAAACATTAGGAGAAGAAGAATTAAAAAGTTGGTTAATATGATTGAAAGTATAATTTTAATAGAAATAGCTTTGCTGACTATTGCTTATTTTGCAACTCAGTAAAAGTATTTAAACGTTCTAAGAATTTTTCGCCGTACTCTTTGAGGTCGGCTTCAGATAATTTAAATTCTTGGTATTGTAGATTTCTTGTACAGATAGATATAACTCCTTGTTCTATAGGGCCGTAGTTTAATGTGTGTGCTAAATAATAAGCACCTAATTGTAATTTATAATCTTCTACCCATTCTTCTTTTTTAAATTTGTTAGCTTGTTTCCAGTCAACGATAGATGGTTTATCATAAGCCATGGCAACTAAATCACATGTTCCTGCAAATAAATTTTTATATTCTAAACTAACTTCATTACCCCATACTTCAGATAACTTAATATTATCTAAAATAATTTTAGCCATCATTCTAGGTTTTGTTCCCTCAGGGGTATCATTATAATAACCTTGTCCTGTTAATGTATATTCTAATACTTGGTGCATCTCAGTTCCAATAGAACTAGCTTGTCTCATTATACGATCTGCTTCTTCATTACCCACACGTCTTCTCCAGTTGTCTAAAAACTTTTGATCTTTAGTAGCACCTAAGATTGTAGTTACTGAAGGTACTTTAGCTTCACCAACTAAATATTTACGCCCGGTTGTATCTGAAAATCTATTATAATGTTTATAGGGATATTTTCTGACTAGTTCCATTAGTCATTCATACTACAAATGGTTGGAAAGTACAGCCATAAATATTGCAAACATTCCGCCTACAATAATCTTTTCTATTCTATTTATTCTTTGTTCCATTCTATCGATTCTATCAAAAGTCTGCTTTTGCATTAATCTGCAAATCTTTTCGTGATTATCTATTCTATCTAATGCAGATTTTCTAGCCACGTTTAACTCCTCTTTGTGCTATTGCAGCTCCTGTTGGATCGTTAGGAAATAATGCTTGAAATTGATTAGCATCTACTTGTCCGGTAGCCGGTGCTATCATAGGTTGTTGATTATTATTAACAGCTTGTCCAACATCTGCTAACTCCATATCATCAGTTATACCTGCTTGATCAGCTTCTTCATCTCTAGCTGCTTGATCAATTTCAACAGCTTCCTGATTAACCATAGTTGATTTAATATAGTCTACCATTTGATTATCTGTATTAACGTTACCCGAGCTTTTTGCAAAATCTTGAGCAAACATAGCTTCAAGTGTATCTTTTGGTATTGTTTTATCATCGTATCTAGGTTGTTCAATATTGTATGACATATTTAATAACTTTTCTTGGATAGCTTTAGGATCTACATCTTTAGGATTTACCCTTGGTAAATCTTTATCTTCATCAGCCATATAGTTTGCAAGTCTTGCAAACGCTTCTCTTTTCTGAGTTAAGCCTGCAGCTGTTAATTTAGGATTGATACTTCTTATTTTAAATTTACCATCTACTCCTATACCTTTTCCTTTAAGACCTTGTACTAATTCATCTACACCTAATGCATCATTCATATATCTTAATGCAGTAGGGTCTGTTAACATTTTACCAGCACGTCTAGCTAATAATAAAAATATTGCAGGAGCGAAAGGATTTACTGCAAACATACCCGCACCTACAAACATACCACCAGCTACAGATCCAAATGACCCGAGTGTCATTCTTCTCTGTAAGAAGGTAGATGTATCGGATAAAGGTACATCCGAAACTGCTTTCATATAGTTAGCGAATTTAAAGAAATCTTGAGCACCATCTTTACCTAGTAAGCTAGCCATTTTAGCTCTACCTAAGTCTGCTGTAGCTTCTCCTACACCTAACTTGTTCATGAATTTGTTTATATTAAAATCAGCAAAGTCTTTTGGACTAAATCTAATTTGACTTAAATCATAAATACCATTGTTTAGTTTTACATCATCTATACTAAAACCTCTTCTTGCTTCCATAGCTTCTGAACCTATTGCTCTCATAGCATCTTGTGCATATTCAGTTCCTGCTTTAACACCAAGTGATTCACCAACAACATCTTTAAAGATTGATTGTGCAGCTGGACTTCCTGCTGAATCAAATGATCCTAAGAATGCATTAAACATATATCTTGCTTTAGCAGCTTCAAATAATCTTTTTCCATTGTCAGAAGCTTTAGGCCCTGCAGCTCCAATAATAACTTTGAATTGTTCAATAGCTTCAGGTGAGTTAGATGCAAACACATCTCTTTCCATAGTTTGAAACATCTTATCTCTAGGAAATCTTTGCATTCCATAGATTCCATTTACACCTTGTGATGTAAATAAATTTTGATCAAACCCTCTCATTTTACCTACAAGACCACCTGCTTTCTTTAAAAAACCCATAGATGCAGAGAAGGTTGCATTAGCATCATATAGTTTAGCATAAAGTTGTTCAGCATCTCTTAAGTTGTTGTTTAAAAATGATTCTGCTACTTCTTTACCTTGGCCTTTAGACATTTCTTCGTACGCAGTTTTAATACCTTCATCTTTTAAAAAAGTATCTTTTGTCAATTTTGCACCAAATGAATTTAAATCATTTTCCATAGCTTCTCTTAACCCAAATACAGAAGCTCTTATATTTTGATATTGTGTTCCTTCAATAGCTCGGTTCATCATTTTCATTAAACCACCGTATTGTTTAGGAGTAATCATTTCATCACCCATCATTTTTACTGCTTGCATAAAAAGATTAAGTGGATCACCTGACATTTTTAAAATTTCATTTATCTTTTGTGGATTAACACCATCAGATATAAATCTATCCATATTAGGAAACATTTGTCTATTTTGATCTAAAAATTCTGTTGATATTCTTTTTAAATTTTCCATTGGAATAACTTTAGGGTTACCAACTGTTTCAGCTAATGTATCAAATGCTTTATACTTAGCTCCAATTAATGCAGATCTATCAGCAAATACTTTAGCTGCTTGATTATAAATAGAAGAAGATAATGCGGATGTTTTCATGATAGGTGCAAATTTTGCTAATGAATTTAAATATTGTTTACCTGCAGCTTGTTCAGCACCTTGTAAAGCTTCTCTTCCAATACCAGATATAAATGGAAATACACCAACTGTTTTAAAATAATCTTTACCTACACCAGATAAAACTCCATCTTCAATCGCAGTGTTAAGTGGTAAAGGTAATCCTTTATCTCTTGCATATTGTGCCAACTCTTTTGCCTTAGCACCTTTAGTGCCAAATAATTTAGAACCTAATTTACCTATTGGCCCTGAAATAAATGGTGTAAGTGCAGCAGCTCCTGCGTTCCACATTAAAGCGTTCTTAGTTGCATCTGCAGCATTTAATAAAATATCGTTATCTATTTTTTGTTGAGGTATATCTGCAAACTCATCTGTAATTGTACTTGCAATTAAAGTTCCTGCTTGTTCATTTAATACATCATAAGTAACAGAACCTACACCAGCACCTGCTGTACCTCCCATAACTGAATATAACTCAGCTCTACCTAATGGACTTTTAACTACTTTAGCTGGAGCATCAGCTACTCTTGCAAGTAATTTAAGAGCACCACCAAATAATTTTAATCTGCCAGGCATCTTATCTGCTAATTTATCTGCAGCTTTCTTAAAGAAGCCAGGGCCTTTTTGCCATAAGTTTCCTGATTTAGCGGCACCATATATTTTTTTTCTCATTAGTAAGTATGGTGCAATTGATCCTGATAGGTCACCTGCTAATTCTGCAGTTGGTCTGCCTTTTACAAAGTAAGGATTATCTTCTGCTGCTAAAGCTGCCGCAATTGGATCTTTAAGGTATTCTTCTTCTCTTGCTATATTTTTAGCAGCAAAACTTCTTTGTGATTGTAGTTCGCCCATTGATGGGCCTTTAAGATCACCTCTTTCAATTAAAGTATCTATAATTTGTCTTTGTTCTTTTGATAATCTAGATGGATCTAAACTTTTGTCATCTAAACTTTTCTGTAATGCTTTTATTGATGTAGCCATTAGAACATCTCCAATAATTCTTTAGTTGATTTATCAGTGAATGGGTTTGTTAATTCTTCTGGTTGATCACCTGTTCCTGAAGTAATTCCATATTTTCTTTTGAAATTATCTAATGTTCCAGTTTCTCCAAGTAATCCATCTCTCCATTGATTTTCTAAAGATTGTATATCTCCTAGGATTGTATTATTCACTGACGATAAATCTCTAATTACATCTCTTTGACCTCTTAATAATGGGAAGATGTTTACAAGTTCTTTAGCCATCTTAATATCTTTTTCTGTTAAACGGTCTTTTGATTTTAATGAGTTCGCTAACGCGTAAACCATCACCGTTTCGTTAATAGCTAATTGAGAAAGTTTCTGTTTATCTTCTTCACCAGTAGCTTGTTGGATAGCTTTCATAATTTTATCTTTAACAACTGAGTCTCCAAGTAAACTGTCTACTTTTTTCTCAGCTTGTTTTCTTTCTAAATCTTCTCCAACCATTAAGTCATTTATTAATTTATCTCTTTCAAACTGTAATCTTTCATTAGCTGCTTCTGCAGAGTCATACATTTTTCTTCCTGTAATATCTTCAAACGCACTTCCTAATCTTTGACTAAATAAATTGAATCGTCCAACTGGCCCTGCTCCAGTTTCACCTTTTTCTTGAAACTCTCTAAGAATATTAATTGATTTTTGTCCTAATGCATAAGCTCTGTACTTACCTTCTAGTTCTTTTAACAATTCTATTTGTGGTTTAGCTAATTCATCATTTTTTGCAAATCTATTGTATTGTCCTGGTGGAATTGTTCTATAAACATTTCTTCCATTTTGATCATACTGTCCTGGCATAGCTACTTGTACTGTACCATCTTTTAATCTAATTCCTGTCATGTTAACCGTTTTTCCATTTTCGTTAAAAAATTGAACAACACCTGGGTCTCCTTCAGGATATTCATAAGCTTTGTTTTTTCTATCCATTTCATCAGAAGCAATCTCTAATGCACTCTGCATAAATTCATTTTGTAATTCATTTTCTTTAAGTTTAATCATTGCATAATTATTTACAGCTGGGCCTAAAGCTCTACCAAATACTTCCATAGCTCCACCAATACCAGCTTTGCTTGTAGTACCAGACATTAATCCAGAAGCTAAGTTAGCTAAGAATACAAGTTTAGCTTGCGATGATTGACCTTGCATTAATTCTGTTCTTATTTTTCTTGCTCTTGCAATAATATCATCTGTAACTTGTGCACCATCTGCAGAAGTTATTCTAGTTGGTTGGTTTAAATTTTCATTTGCTGATGTAACAATGTCACCAGCAGATTGTGTTCCACCTGGTTTTTGTTCAGTTTCTTGTGTTTCTATTTTTGCAAGTTTAGTATCCTTTTTAGGTGGTGGAGCATCTGCAGTAATACCTGTTTCCGGTGGCACTGGTGCGATGTTGTTTACTACTTTAGTTATATCAACTTTAGGCTCTCCAGGTAATTCAGCCATATTATCAGGTACAGTTAAATTATCTGTAACTCCTGCAACAGCATCATCAAATGGTTTATATCCAACAGCAGTTTCTTTATCTCCTGCACCTCTTCCTGATGCTATTTTATTTCTTTCACCCGGTTTATTTATTGGTCTTCCTTTAGGATTATTCTTAACCATTTCTTCTAGTGATACTTGATTAATTGGTTTACCTAACACACCTTCAATACCAGGCATAAAACTTGCATTAGATGCAGTTGTACCTAGTGGTCTTTCTTTAATTAAATCTACTCCTCTTCCGATAACAGGACGTGCTGCTCTATAACCACCATATAATAATCCCGCACCAACAGCATATGGATTTCTTGATAACGCTGCAGATATACCTAAATCTGCAACATCTTTTCCAACGCCTGTCATTCCTAATTTTCTTGTTGCTTCACCAATTAAAGGGTACAACCCAAATGCTCCTGCAGTTCTAGTAGTAGCACCACCCATACCAAAAGGAGCATTAATTAAAAATCTTGGGTCTTTAATATTTCTTCCTACTCCACCTATATCAGAACCTAACTTTGAAAAAAAACCAGGGCCTTTAGGAGTTGATGTTCTTGGATCTAGTGGAAGATAACTTCCTGTATAAGTACCAGTATTCGCTTTGATTACTTTAAGATGACCTTTACGTAAAGCTTGTTTTCTAAAAATAGGACGATTTAAAACATTATTAATTGACATTAATCCTCCTATTGTTGTTGTCCAGCTTGGTATGCCGTGAATGCTCCTAATCCTGTTCCGATAGATTGTGCTAATGGACTTGTGCCAGGTTGTGTTGTCATCGTAATTCCAGACTGTGATTTAGGCCCTGCAGCATATAAGTTTGCAAGAAACTCTGCTCTTTGGTAAGGCTCGTATTGTTGTTGTAAAGTAGTTTGTCTTTGTGCATCAAGTGCTTGTTGAGCTAATTGCTGTTGAATTCCACCAGAAGCCATTAGTTGATTAATATCTGCTTGAGCCATTTGTTGTTGACCAGCACCTAAGTTTCCTAATTGTTGACCAGCAGCCATACCTAATTGTTGTTGTCTTTGAGCTGCACCTAATGCAGTTCCAAATCCTTGAGCATTAGCTCTACCCTGAGCTTCCAAAATTCTATTTTGTAATTCCGCTTGTTGAACACCCTCACGTCCTCCACCAAAGGCACCTTGATTAACTGCCTGTGCCGATAGTTGGTTTTGCATGATTTGTCCTTGTCTTCCAATTTCATCAGTAACATAAGATTGATAAGGATTTAAAAATTGATTTATTTGTGATTGACCTACAGGAGCTGCTGCACCTAATACTTGTGCTATACCTTGGTTAACAGTTCCAGCACCCGCACCTGTTGTTCCGGCAGCCGTTAGTCCTTGTTGTTGTAAAGCTGATCCAAGACCAGATCCGGCAACTTGTATACCAGGTAATTTAATTGGATCTTGAGAAACTTGTCTCGCGATATCCATCAACTCAAGTTTTCTTTCTTCTATACCTGGAGCTTCTCTAACAAATTGTGTTTGAGATGCAGGAGTTGATGCTGGTGCTCCACCGCCTCCACCAAATAAATTACTTACAAAACTCATTTAATATCCTTTACTAGTTGAACGTGTTTTTTCTTCCATCCCCATTTTTTGGAAACTTTTTCCCAACCAGGTCTTGCCCAAATGCAAAGTCTTTTACATTTGTTTTGTTTAGCAAAGTTAGTTATATGAGCTACAATTTTATCTTCCCATAGCTCTCTTCTTTTACCTGTACATATAATAATTTCTAACTGATCGTAATTAGGCATAGAACCTATTCTTGTTACAGCTATACCAAATACTTTATTCTCTTCTGTTTCATCAGATCCAAACATAACAAATAGTTGTGCCTCATCTTTTAATAATAGACTATATATGTCAGAAGATTCTGCATATCTTCCAGAATAAATTAACGCTTCTTTAATCATAAATTCAGCTAAAGGCCAAAATCTTTCTACGTCTTTAGGTAGAACAGGTACAATATTTACTGATGGTTTAATTTTTTTTGCTGCTCGTGCCACGTGCTTCTCCTATTAAGTCAAAAATTCTTTTATATCTTTTTTGCTGTTCATAGAAGTAAGCCGCACCTTTTTCTCGCATATCTTTTATGCTTGTAGGATTTGCTCCAGCTATTAAACCAGCACCTAATACACCGTCTGCTCTTGTTACAAACTCTCCGTCTGCTAATTGAGCTAACATCGTATCCTCGTCTTTGTCTCCTGTTCCGGATCCGTCCTCTACATAACCAGTTGCTCTAACATAATTGTTAGAATCATACTCGTCATGAGATGTTTTTGATGGTAAATAATTAATACCACCCTCATTAAATTTTTTTATTTCAGCTAACCCACCTTCTCTTAATCTAGATTTAACCATTTGATATGGATTGCCCTCAACATTACCTTCAGGTATGTAAACTTTTTCGTAATTTTTTTCATCACCAGTTTGTGGATCTATATATTTAAAGTTAGGTCTTTTCTCTGCAAATTCTTTGTAAGCTATATTGTATGTAGGTTGATACATATCTACTGGGCCTTGTTCAAAAGCACCTGATGCATAACTTAGTCCAGATACACCTGCAAATAATTTTAATGGATCTACTTCTGATGGTGCATCTTTTTTATAAAACATTTTTTGTAAAAAACTTCTTGGATCAGTTGGGTTTCCTTCACCTCCTGCTGGCATTTGAGATAATGCTAATCCTGGATCTGCTCCGCTACTTGCAATTTGTGCTTGTTGCATTGCAGATAATCCACCAGTTTGTGCTGCTGCTGATTGTGTTGCACCAACAAAAGGAAGTGACTGACCAAAAGCTGTTGATGTAAATGGAGTAAATCCAGATGTAGATACACCTGGTATCATTTTACCTCCATAGTAGCCCATAGCGGCACCTGTACCAGCCGATAATAATCTTCCTATTCCTGAAGCCCCAGATTTCTTAGCATCTCTATAACCTCTGTATCCTCCGTAGGCGGCAAGTGCATAGGGTAAAAATTGTAACATTTATAAACGTTCTCCTTAAAGATCTTTAAATGGTAAATAATACCATTTTACTTATTGATTATCAACTCATCAGCGAACCTTCCACTATATTTAAATTCGCCTACGTGGGTAATTGGGTCTAGTACGTAACTATAGCATTTACCACCTATATCTTTCCATAATTTGCAGAAAGCAAAGTCCTCACCCATATACATTTTAGTCTTTGAATCGTATAAAGTATCAAAGAAATTCCATAGGTTATCTTTATCAACTAGTTCACCATTCATAACTGTTTTTTGAACAATAGTTTTATCAGGATAAGCTTTCATTAATTTATCAAAAACACTACGTTTTATTAACATACAACCAGTAGCACCATGAGTTACTTCTATTATCCCTTCATGCATACTTATATCGTGTTCATTTGGAACTCTAAGTGGATATTGATAGATTGCGTTAGAAAGATCTTCTAATGTTTTAACATCTCCTGCTTGAATCTTTTCAAATGCTTTTTTCCAATTAATATTTTTCAATGGGTATGGAGCTGATATAAGCTCTTTGTCTTTGTCTATCATAGCTTGAATGGTGCCTGGTTCAAATTCAATATCTGAATCAATAAATAATAAATAGTCAGCACCGGAAGTTAAAAAATCTGCAACACATAAGTTTCTGCCTTGGGTTACTAATGATGATTTAACTAATTGAAAAGTTACTTTTAATTTGTTTTGAAAACAATACTTTTGAAAGTCTAGTATAGATTGTGTGAAATGAATACTAACTTGATCGTGAACAGGCGTAGCTACATATATATGTGGTACACTTGATTTACCTATCCAAATAGGTTTAGCCGCACCTTCTCTATTAACCTTTTGTCCTATATCTTTAATCATAAATTCCTAACGATAATGTTATTCTAGGAGATAAACCAATTGCTTGATGTATGTCTCCTTGTTTAATTGTAATTAAATCTTTTTCTTCTAACATATAGTTTTCTTTATTAATGTTATAAATAACATTTCCATACAAATTATATAGATAAACATCATAGTCGTCTCGATGTATATTAGATGTTGCACCTTGAGTAAACCCTACATATAAATCTATATCCATTGATTTAAATTTTAGTTTAAATTGATTAATAATTTTATTTATTAAAGAATTAAAAGCAGGATGTGCACCCACATTTTTTATGACTATTGTGCCTTGGAGTACAAAGTTCTCTAGCCATTTACTAGATTGTTTAGACTTAAAATGATCTTCAGATATTAAGTTAGTTAGTTGATTGAAATCTAGTTTTTCGTCACTAAATTGTTTATAGACCTTTTGCATGGATTGCACCTTTTAAAAAGTTTTCCCACTCTGAACCTTTTTTCTTCCAACTATAAAACTTTTTAAAAAATTTTTGTTGTTCTGCTAGATGATCTTGTACAGGTTGTTCGTGTAGATATGTAGCAGCTGTTTCTATTGCATGTGCAGTTGCTCTTGCTAAGTTTTCTACATTGGAATCATAATTGACATATACTGGCCATTCAGAGCAAGTTTCAAATAAAGCTCCAAAGTTTGTAGTTATAACATGTAGTCCTGCGGACATACATTCTAAAGCTGATATACAAAATGTTTCTTCAAATATACTTGGGTATACAAACATTTGATAGTCAGTAATTTTTTCTAATATTTGTTCATTAGGTACATAACCTATGTAATTTACATTAGGTAAAGATTTAGCCTGATCAAATAAAGGCTGATAAGTAGCTTCATGTGCTTGACTAAACTCACTACCATATACTTTTGTGCTGCTGTAAACATCTAAAGTAATTAATGGATTCTTTACAAGTTGCATTGCTGCTAACAGTACGTTTAATCCTCTCCAAGGAGTTGAATGATGTATTATTTTAATTGGTTGGCCTTTTATATAAGGTTTTCTTTCTGGAAAATTTGTACAACCGTTTTTAATTACTATTGATTTTTCTTGTGGAATATTAAAAGCCATTCTAAATTTTTCATAATTCCAATGTGAATTAAATACATACCAATCATAATCAGAATGTTTAAAAGGATTGTTAAAAAATTCTTGTAAGTTTGATTGGTCATATGAATTTTTTTGCCAAAGTATATTTAGTTTATTTGGATCAATAGGTACTTTACCAGGTATAGAAGTACAGATTTGTGTTTTATCTAACAGCTCTTTAGGACAATGCTTGTAAAGCATCTCCATTTGCAACTCGGTACCACCTCTAGGATTCATTATGTTTTGGTTTTACCAAACATAGAAAGTTTTGCAACTGTTATTTCTAAGTCTTGTCTGAAGTCCTCTGCGGTTGTATCTGTATTAGGGTCTGCAACATCTGCATCAAATTCAGCTTTATCTGCATATACCTTACCAGTTCTTTTATGTTTTACTATTTCTACTGCTTTAGCAGGTATTTTTATTAGTTCATCACTCATATTTTAATCCAATGATTTTTTAATTTATCGTTAACGTGTTGAATATAAGAGCTTTGAGTTCTTATGTCAAACGCTATGGTTATTCTTACATCGTCCTTTTCTATAGTGCTTACTTTATGTGAAAGCCAACCTGGGAATAAAGTTATTTTTCCTGGTGTATTTTTACATCTATACGATGTTTTAAAATAAGGTACCTCGTAATCTGTTGTAGTATCTGCAACTTTTACACATATATGCCCACTCAAATAACCTGTATTATCCTCTGCATGATTATGTAATTTAATTTCTTCGCCTTTTCTCATTACATTAAACCAACATTGAACATAATATGATTCGTGTATATCTACTTCTAAAAACTTACAAAATGTATCGTGTGCTTTTCTTATATGATTTTTAAGAAAGCCACACTCAGGAAACTCGAGTAAGTTGTAATATATAAATCTACTTGTAACACTATTTTCACTTAATCCTGTACCACCATTATCATGTGGTGGATGTTCTTTTATAAGTTGTTTTTCTTTGTGTAATAAAAACTCACTTAATACTTCTGTATCTAAAGGTAAATCATCTTCATATATATGATATGAATAATGTGGATTAAAAGGATTATTAATATTGTTGTTTTGAAAATTAGTAATATGCACTAACGTCCTTGCCGATTGTATTTTTTAAAACATCTTTTCTTACTTTTGTTAAGACTTTTGGTGTGACGTCTAGGTCTCTTCCTAGGTTGTGGTCTTGGTACAAAGTTTGTAAATTTTTGTTTAGCCATTCTCTTGAGATCTATCTATAAGAGCATAGCTAACAGATCCTGTAATTTGATTAGCAGTATCTGCTTGCACTTTTAAAACATCACTAGCTTCCATATTTAAACTTGAACTAACCATGTTTATAAAATTTTTATTTAGTTGAGCATGACTAATCTCTACATCTGACCCACCAGATTTTTGTAAAAAAGCATCAACATCCACATTTGATGCAGCCTGATGACTAGCTTGAATAGCTTTTACTATAATAGTTGCATCTGATGGACACGTTAAAACTGTCGTGATGTTTGTTGTAGTTAAATCAAATGTTTCGCTTTTGTATCTTATTGTCATGACATAAAATAGTTAAAAGTGTTTTGTTCATTTTTAAGTTCGTGTTGATAACTTGTGTTTAACTTATCTTTAAGTGTTTGTAAAGTTTGTGCTACTTGTCTTTGATTTTCTTCAGTATAAGTTGGTGTTGGTTCAGGAACATAAATATCTACTTTAGCCATTAGTAACCTCCTGCTCCAGCTGCACTATCATCTGCTGCCTGAGCCGCTGCACCAGCCGCTGCTGTAGATCCTCCTGGGTGACCTCCTCCATCTCTGTTTTGTCCAATTTCATGATAAGTTTTTGCCAGAGCTTTTAAACCTTGTTTTCTAGCACCTCTTGCTGCTGCATCTCTTCTAGCCTTAGCGTCTCGCTTAGATTGTAGATAACCTGCAATCGATGTACTTCTACCTAAACCACTAAACAAACTAGCTATTCCTGCTATTGGTGCAAATGCAAATCCAAGTGCAGAAGAAGCTATTGTTCCTAATCCTGCTGCTCTACCTAAAGCACTAATACCAGTTCTTGCAAGTGAACCTTTAAATCCAGGTGCATTTCTATTAACATTAAAAAAACCTTTCTCAATAAAATTACTTTTTTCTTGTGCCATAGGATCACCATATGCAAAAGTTTGGCCACCTACATCAAAATTACTATATTCAGACATAGGGTCACCTAATGCTGTCATAGCTGGTGAGTTTTGAAAACCTAATTTCATTATACCCATAGCTGAGTTGTTAACTTGCTCTCTTTGTCTTTGGTCAAATAATTCAGCTGCACTATTAGCTAATTGATTATTGTATTGTGCTTGTAATAAATCTTCCATTATCTCATACCATCTGGTTGTACATCTGCTCTAAATGTTCCGTATCGCCAACTCTCTCCACTAGATAAATTTTCTATCTTTACACTTGCAAATCTAGATCTTGCACGTGTGTCTACCTTATCAGTAGTGCTTGTAATTGTAAAAGGCCCAAGTGGTGATGATGCTGAGGTAGAGGAAGGATATCTTTTAAGACCTATTGTAATACTAGCATTACCAACTATTTTTTTAAAGTCAGGTATAAACCTTCTCATACTCATAAACATTTGACCATCTCCATTAATATCTAAATCAAAGTCACCAGATTGCAAGTAAGAAGTTATAGTTTGTGTTACATTACCATCATTGTCTGTTTGGTCAGTTCCTATTTCGTGTGCGTAATAAGTTGTTGCTCCGTTTTCCGCTGTCACTCCTTGAATAGTAGGGTACGTAGGAACACCAGTCGTATCGTAGTCTGTCGCGTATGGGTTGTCATATAATGTAGAATCAGTCCAAGAAGTTCTAGCTAGAGATCCTGTATGCCAAGTGTTCTCTGCATAGTTGTATGTAACTTGTCTGTCTACTTCATCAGAACCATTCTTAGGATAGAACCAAGTAATTTCTTCATACAAATGATTTAAACCTGCATATACTTGTTCGCCATTAGTGTAGTTAATTCCAATATTGTCTGTAACCACATTATTTCCTGTAAATGTAAATACAAAATCTTCTACTAAACAAGGTAATGATTTAACTGTACCATCATAAACAAAGAAGCCTCCTGCTTGTCCCATCCAAAATACTTTACCATTAACATATTTAATTGCATGTTGACCTATTGCACCACAATTAGAACCTACTTGTCTAAGAGAAAAAGTAAATGGTGGGCCAACAAACTGCATAATGTATGCAGAAGTATCTGTTAATATTAAAATATAGTCTTTTCCTTTAGCTGCACCAACTATCTTAACACCAGAATCAAGCCTTAAAGATCCTGCGGTATTTACTGAAGTAGCTGTGTAATCGTTAATATTTTCTTGATCAGAAAATCTAATAAACATTTTATCTTGTGATGCAGTTTGACCAATAGTTGTTTCTGTTCCAATCATAATTAAATGTCTATCTCTTTCAGAAACAATCGACATAACTGATTTTGTAGGTGCTCCTGATATTACAGTAGCTCTTGTTGTTAAAGCTGCAGTAGATACATTAAGAGGATCCCATTCAAATGTTTTACCATTTTTAATAGTTGCAATTAGTTTTTGTCCAAAATGATCTAAAGACCAAGATGCAGAGTCTAGTACAACTGTGGAAGATAATGAAGCATCTCCCCATGCAGTGTAGTATTCACAAGTAGCACCAGAAGAGTGTGCAGATCGAGTTCCTGCTACACCTCTCGTAATACCAGTAAGATCATTTGATGATACTCCTGTATAAGATATAAATTCTGTTCCAACTTTAAAAGTTCCAGACGTTGGCCAGCCATTTGTTGAGGCAAGCGTTATTGAAGTTCCTGACCCGCCCGTTCCTGCGGTGTCATCATTTAGAGATCCATTTAAACTTCCTAAGACTCCAGAAGCTCCACCAAAAGTAGAAGTTCCGTAACCATAACCTGCAGATTGAGTAAGTGGCCCTGGTTTTATATAAGGATTAACTACAGCTGATCCACTGTTAGATACTGTCGTTCCAGCACCCGTAGCCATAGTAATTGTAAAAGCATCTGTTGAAGGTACGGTAACTACTTGAAAAGTATTAGTGGTAAAATCTGCTGCAACATATCCTGCTCCTACGGGAGGGGTTACAGATGTAAAAGTAAATAAATCTCCAACCTCTAAACCATGTGCAGTTTTATTAACACCTACTTCTGTTAGACCGTTAGTTGTACCAAAAGTACAACCAGTAATAGCAGTGTCCAATGGTGTAATATCGTAAAAAGCACTTTCATAATAAATAAATAAAGCTTTATTAGAACCTAAAGCTGCATATCTTCTGCCATCCAAATCAGCCCATACAAGCTGTTCTCGGACTGCACCAACTAAAGTTTGACCTGTAATCTGTGCCCATCCACCTATTTTTTCTGGTAAACCATATCTAAACCTAACAAAATCTCCATCAGTCCACTGACCTTCAGCACCGACAGCAGTTGTTTGTTTATTAAATCCTGGCTGTATTTGTACATTTTTTAATGGCATGCCATATTATATCATAAGCAGTCTTCAAGATCGATAGTCTTGATGTTCGTAACCTACTTGATAATCTATGTTAAACACTACAGAATATTTAGATATATCTGATCTATTTGGTTTACATTCATGCCTTAATAAAGAATCCCAAATAACTACTCTTCCCGGTTCAGGTTTAACTTTAGTTTGTAATTCTGGAAATTCTAATTCTTGTGTGCTGCTATTTAAATAAATTAATCCTGATATATTACTTTGTCCGTGTCGATGATTTCTTGTATAATCTCCATAATCATTTCTTACTCCCCATGCATCTTGTAATATCCAAGGATGATCCCATACTCTAGAAAAAGAACCTATATAAGTTTTACATACATGTAATATATTTACAAATTGTTGATCTTCCATAAATATATTATTAGTCATTTTACCTCTTACATTTGTTTCATAGTTTGCATTAGTTTCGTCTTTTACAAAGTGATCAATTCTTTTAATAAAATAATCGGTATCAATTTTACCAAGATCAAATGCATATAACCAAGATTGTCTTTCTAATGGTTTTTCTATTTTTAAAACGTCCTTAAGCATATTCTATAAAAAATGGTTGTATAATACGTTCTTCCTGCCACTGTCTTACACCAGGACTATGTATTATATTTGAGTTATACATTATAAATCTATTTGGTTTACTTGCAACTGTAAGTGTAGGTTCATAATCTGAAAAGTCATTATATAATGATGTGCCATCTTGAATAGATTGTGTATTTAGATAAATAACTCCTGCTAAAGATATACCTCCACCATCAATATGTTTCGCATAGTTATCCCAAGATAAACTTTTTTTTAATTCTGACAACAATGTTTTTCTATAAAAGGTATGCATTTTAAAAGGTTTTAATTTAAACTCTTGTAATTTCTTTTCTAAATATTGATATGCAGGATTGTCTTTTTTCAAATCATTAGTTTCATAAACAGGATAAGCTTGGTATCTGTTTATATCTTTTCTGCAAGGTTGATGACTAGGATTAAAATCAAAAGTTTTGACTTGTTCTAAAACATCAGCATATAATTCATCTGGATAAAAATTATCAATCAGTGTTATCATTTAAACTTAACACGTGTAGTATCATGTGTTGCTTTATTTTTTAAATCTTCGTTAAAGTTAAGATTCCAATCAGATACAATCTTTACCAAAATATTACCAAAATGCCGCAAACCTTCTGCATCTAAATGTAATTTCTTTTTTTGTGTTAAAATAGTAATTTCACTATCTTCAAAAAGTATATCTGCACTGCCGTCTTCATTTTGTTGTATTTGCATTTAATCCTCCTCGGTTTGGCCCCATAACAGTTTTTTATCTTTTAACCACTCTTTGTGTGGCCCATCTTTATTTACATAATGTAAAAAAGTTTGTGCATACCAATCACCTTTAAATGGTTTTCTCCAGTGAGGTATTTCGCAACCAAAATAAATTGCTGCATCTCCATGTTCTAACATCACTTCTTTACCATCCATATAGATAGGCCAAGGAGTTCCATCAGAACCAATAGATACAGTTACACTCACTTCACAAGAAGATCTATCAGTATGAGGTTTTAGATCAGATCCAAAAGTATACATTCTAAAAAAAGAATAAGTTGGAAATAATTTATAACCAGTTTCTATTTCCATCATTTCTTTTTTTTGTAACATAATTGTTTCTGTTAAAGGGTCTTTATAAAAAATGGTTGCATAATTATTACTTTGTTCAAGATCAAATGTTTCTCTATTAAGTCTGTGTTTAATTCTAGTATAATCAGTTAATAATTTAATTTCTGTTTTATCTAAAAAACCTTTTATTACTCTATACTTAAATGGTCTTGTTACACGTTCTACCATACCCACCCCACTATACTATAACGAGTACCTTCTGTTATTGGCTTGATAGCATGTGGATATAAAAAATTACTTGGCCACATTATCATTCGTCCTGGTTTAACATCTATACAAAATTCTGAATCTTCTTCTTTCGAAGGGTTTCTAAAACAAAGTTGTCCACCTTTATAATCATTGTTAAGTAATGTAATTGTACTTAAGACTCTTGGAAACTTAATATGATAATCAGTATGATACTTATAAAAGCCACCTGGTTTATATCTAAGTGCATTTATTTCTTCTACTTTTTGTGGATGTAAATCTAAATTAGGATGAAGTATTCTATAATTATTAACTTGTTGTTCAATCTTCATTCGTAGTACATTAAACCAATGTACAGAAGTCAATTCTTTATCTAAGGGGTGTAATCCAAAAGCTTCTGTTTTTCTTATATCTTCTCTCAATACACCTTTTCTAGTTTTGCCTGCATCATTTATAACATCGGCTTTATCAAATCTGTCTGTTTTATTTAACCATTGCAGCAAACAAGCTATAGCCTCAGGGTGTAATACATTATCAAAAACTTGTACAAAACTTCTTATTTCCATGTAATCTTTCTCCAAAAAGCTGTTTTATAGTTATGTAGTAATTTCATTGGATATAAAAAGACACTTTTTTTGTTTTCTAGTGGTTTAATATTCATTTGCCAACTTTCTTTTTTAAAAGGAATGATTTGAACATAAGGTGTGCCTTTCTTCATTAAAAATTGTTTATACTTAGTTTTAATCTTTTCTGCATCAACAATTGTAGGAAAATTAACTTCTAGTGTAAATTTATCAGTATCTACAATCCCAGGAATAATACTCCATGGTTCATGATAGTTATTCATAGGTGGTAAAAATAAACAACTATATCCTGGTGGTGTTTTTATTCTCCAAGGACTAATTATTTTGTGAAAAGGTCTGCCATTATTTTTAGCAACCATAGGTGAATCACCTAATTGAAATACTGGATGAGTAGATTCATGATCCCCATGATTTAAATTTGTACCCTCTTTAGGGCCTATCTCAGTTTGTAAAGAGTATCTTACGTGCATTAATGGATTACCATCATCATCAAAATGATCTAGACCTATAGCTATATCTTGTGGAAGTTTTAATAAATACCCTGATGACAAAGTATCAAGAAAAGGCATACAACCTTTTACAGTTAACTTCTCCATCTTATGTTCTAAGTCTTTATACCATTTAGGTATATTAACTTTTATAGGAACAGGTTTTTCAATGTCGGGTGTCGCTAAATATTCTGGAGAAGCAGAAAATTCAATGATATTAGCCATAAGGCTAAATATCAATTATTAAGGACATTGTAAAGGACTGAATGAAGTAGTACCTGTAGATTCCATATAGCTACATACATTATGTGCTAATGGGAAACTAATACCAGAAGTATCTAAAGCTTTAAGAGCATCAACATAAGTTGATATTTCTGCTGCCATAGCATTATCAGGATTGAGTGCTAAGAAATGTTCAAAAATTTTAATCTCTGCAGCAACTGCTCCATCAAAATCTGATTTGTTAAGAAAGTGATGTGTTTTAATTCCATCTTCAGGAGCTTCTCTATCTTCTGAAACAACCCAAGCATTTTCAATGTAATGTTTGTTTCCATGTCTTACATCATTTGCCTCAGCTGTAGAAATTTCCATTTTAGTGTATTGTCCTTCAGTATATAATTCTTCTTGAAGGTTTTGTGCATTTACGTGTGCTTCAGTCAAACAGACTTTATGCATAGTTCCGTTATCTCTTTTAATTAATGTTGCCATATTACGTACCTAAATCCTCATAAACTATTATTCCGCCTGGTCTTCCTTGTGAACCCGGTGCTGTTCCGTTAGGGCCACCTGAACCGATGTTGTTTGAACCAGTAATAATAAGTCTTATATTATCCGCAAAACCTGTGTTTCCTCCGTAGTCATAAGAAACATTTGCAATGTTTGATGGAGCAGTTGTAATACTTCCGACAGTACCAGGAGCTCCTCTAAATCCATTAGAGTTTCTTCCAGTTTGTCCTTCACCTCCACCATTAGCTCTACCAATGTTTGAAAGATTTGTTGTTCCTCCACCAGGGCCAGGAATAGAGTAAGGGACTGTTAATGGACTTCCTGAGGGTGCAGCAAAATAACCGAAGCCACCTTTTCCACCAGTTCCTCCAGTTGAGTTAAATCCAGGTTGGTTGTTACCACCATTTCCTCCGCCACCAACAATGTAAGACCCAACAAAATTAGCGTTAGTTGATTTTGTAAAAGTTCCAGAAGATGGGCCAACAAATGATTGAGTAAGTATCATATCTGGAACTGCAGAAGCTCCTGCAGAAGCAGCAGTAAGTCTTCCTTGAGCATCAACTGTAATAGTTGCAGCTGTGTAAGTTCCTGCACTTACTGCAGTGTTAACAAGTTGGTCAGCACCAACAGCATCATCTGCAATTTTTGCTTGAGTTACTGCATCATCCGCAATTTTAGCAGTAGTTACATTTGCATCTAAAATGCCTGCCGTTACAACTGCGTTGTTTGAAATTTGTGCAGCTTGAATCGCATCGTCTGCAATCTTAGCGTTTGTAATTGCATCGTCATCAATTTGAGCAGTACCAATTGTACCACCAATTGTATTAAGTGCAATTTCGTTTAAGTTAGTTCCGTCTGTGTAAGCAGCTATAATTTTTGCTTCGCCTACAGTAAAGCCAGTTCCACTAACAGTTTTGATAGTTAAGTTTGTTACACCTGTAACAGCAGAACAATCAAATATATAAAATTTTTCTATTGAGTCTGGAATATGTACAGCAGAAGCTCCAGTTAAAGTACCAGTAAATTTAATTACCATGTTTCTTGCATTTGATAATGCAGCATCAGACATAACTAGTGTTACTGTTCCACCATCAGCTAATGCTACTGCTTCATAACCAGCGACTGCTTGTTGAATTAAGTTTAAGTTTGTATTAGTTTTATCTCCCCATGTACCAGCGTTTTCACCAGTGGTCATTAACTCCAGTGCAAGGTCAGATGAATAATTAGATGCCATAAATTTTTTTCTCCTAATTTAAGTATAATTTTACTATTGCTAAGCGGCTAAGTCAACAGGCTCCCAAACATTGTTTACACCTGGATTTATTTCAGCCCACGCAGTTATATTAGGTGCACCTACTGAAGAAGTCAATGATATGCCAGTTAATGAAACATCAGCATTTGCTGCAATTGTTACAGAACCTGCAGCTGATGTTAAGGCCTGACCCGTCACACCTATAACTTGTCCTGGAATTTCTTCTTCGTCCCCTAGTTCCAAAGTTGCTGCAATACCTGTTACAGGCTCTACGGTTGATTGTATTAAATTAATAGAACCTAAGCTTGAAGATAGTGATATTCCTGTTACATCAACAGGCGTGTTTTGAAATGCTTCTACGTCTCCAGTAGTGCTTGTTAATTGTTGTCCGGTAGCTGTTTCATTAGTGCTTTGTTCTAAACTAAAGTTACCTAATGATAAATCTAATTGGTCTTCTGTTGCAAATACAAATATATCTTGGTCAATTTGTATTGAGAAGTTACCAGCTAAAGTCATAGACATTTCTTGTCCAGTGACAGATACAGTAACATCTGTAAACGCTGTCTCTTCACCAATTGAAGATGATAATTCTTGTCCAGTTAATACTACTGAATATGCTTCACCCCAAGCAAGGTTACCCCAAGCTCTTCTACCCCAACCAATTCCAGTTAGTAAGCTTTCATCAATAGTTACTCCTCCAGGAGTTGTTTGAAGTTGTGATCCAGTTACGTTTACACCTATTCCAATTGTCTCTTCTCCCATTGAGGTAGATAAAGATAACCCAGTAGCATCAAAAGTAAATGATACTCCGTATATACCTTGGCCAATAGATGATGTTAAGCTAACAGATCCTACTTCAATATTACAATCACCTCTAGGTGTTGGTGAACCTGTTGTTGGTGTTAATGATTGTCCAGTTACATCTTGATAAACACCTGATAATTCTCCCCAAGCATTTTCTCCCCAAGTGTCTCCACCCCAACCTACGTTGATTTCGTTATCGACAACGACTGCTGTAATTTGTGTTTGTAATTGTTGCCCTTGAGCTAATACATCTCCAGCAATACCCCAAGAACCTTCGCTCCAAGCTGCTCTACCATAACCTGAATTAACTTCAGTGTCAGGTACTACATTTGTGATTGTCGTGGAGGCACTTAGACCAGTAACAGTAACACCGGCATCACCTTGTGCTGCCCAGCTACCTTGTCCCCAATCAAGTGCACCCCATGTTTTCGACATTCATACCTTTTACTTCTTATGCAATCCTTAATATTGCAGCAGAGGTTGTAAACGCAGGAAATTGAATAGTGAAAGTTCCGCTAGTTGCAGTCTTATCACCACCAAAATCCAATACAGCCACCGCACTATTAGAGTTAGATGTATTATAAATTAGTGAACCTCTCGCAGTTAATGTAACGTTTGTAAACGATAGGTCTGCAAAGTCAGTTATAGCTGTGTTTGAAGCTAATGATGTTCCTGTGTTAACAAGAGCACCTCCACCTGAAGTGTATCCAGCAGGTGACGTAACTTCGTTACCAGTTGTAAATGAAGTTGTAGATTTACCTAAAGTTGCTGAGCTAGTGTACATAGATAATTTAAATTTATCACCAGTAGTCTGAGTGAAGTCATGTTTTGCTTCTAATAATTCTTTTTTAAAAGAATTACAGATTGCGTTAGTTGTTATTGCCATAGTAGGCCTCCTTCTAAATTATTAATTTGGCGATGGTGAAGGAACCTTAATTCTTGGCACTCCATCATCGTATTCTGCACGTCTTCTTCTCCCCATTTGTTGAAGAGCAAAATTTTGTACTTCTTCATCATACTTCTTTTGATAGAGGTTGTATAGATCCATAGGCCCTTTTAAGAACCGGTATGCTTCAGCTAGTGTCCCATGTAATAACATAGACTCCTGATACTTAGAAATAAAAGTTTCGGTAGATGAAGTAAATTGAGGTGGATCCTGTATGTAGTTTATTTGTACACTATAATTAGAATCAGGGATTGGAGCTACTATAAAATTGAAGTCATCCCAATTAGCATAATATTTAGGTAGTCCTGTAGCTGCGTTGTTATTATATTCAGATATAAAACTTGTATCTCTTTTTTCTAAAAATGTTCTAGTAGAACCGCTAATTACTTGAACAGATCTAATAATTGTTAAATCAGATGGAAGACTTACATATCTGTTTGAAGCAGTAAACGTAGAGTTTGAGTATTTTCTTAAATCATCATAATCAACCTTACCTGCAATATCTAATTCCACAGATCTTATAAAATCTTGAATAATAGCATCAGTCAAAACATTACTATCTACTTCTGTGTAGTTTCTAATTTGTGTTAAAAAATTTGCGTATGTTACTGCCATTATGTTACCACTGTTACTGCACCCAATTGTGCGTTTAATTGTCTTCTTCTATTTTGTAAAGCAGGATCTTCTGGAATCATAGAATGAAGTATAGAAGTTACTCCATTTCTTGTAATTTCAAAATCTTGTGTTTTGAATGCGAAGTCTCCAGGTAATTCTAAATTAGCAACACCAACCATTGTTCCACCAGAGTTAGTTATAGTCACATCACTTGTAGGATTATTTATAAATGGTTGTATAGGTTGTTGAAACTTTTGTACTCTTGCATTCTGTAAAGCTATTGCATCAGATACTTGTCTTCGTCTTCTAATCTGTGGATGTTTTGGTTCATATTCAGATGTATGCACTAATGAACCATTCCATTCTTTTACCATTTCATTATATGGAAAAGCTTGTCCTGATCTATCAGATATAGCTAATGATCTTTTTCCAGTTGCAAACTTACCCATTATACACCATCTCCAAAATATGTCTGAGGTGATATAAACGTAGAAGCTCTTTGACCATCTTCATCTAAAGCTCTTTTTAGTTCATCCTCATAAATTAATTTATTTTGTTGAACAAGTTGAGGAGCTTTTTTCATAGACGTGTAGTAAGCCATACCTGCAGCTAAACAAGGTAAAAATCTATAAACTACATCGGGGTCATTAGTATATGCTCCAGCGTCTTCAATTCTTTTTATCACATAGTATTTTAAAGTTGTATAAGTATTTAAATCAGGTGCTTGGTATAAATAAATTTTAGGTGTTGTTTCTCTTGCAACATAATATTGTGATGGTTGTCCTACAGATAACTTATTTGGTAAAGCAGCATATGTAGATCTGTCAATTTTTGATAAAGATATATCTTGAGTACTTGCACTATCACCTGATGCAGCTGTAGAAGAAACAAAAGCTTCTAGTACATCACTTACACTAGAGCTTACAGCATACTCAGCTTGTCCTGAAACTAAAGCTGCTTCATGCAAAGCTACTTTCCATAGATGTATTCCTCTATTACCCCATTCAGATAAAAGAAGATTTAAGCTTCTTCTTGCTGAACGCATATCATAACCAGAGTTAGTAGATAAACCACATCTCTCATAACCCTCATCAATAATTTCATCTATGCTTAAATTAAAAGCAACTGTTCCAGATGTAGCCATTATTTGTTCTCCTTATTAGCGGCCGCTTTGAGAGTGTATGACTTCTCCTTTTTGCGGTTGTACAACTTCTTAGATTGTAGCACTTTTTGACTAAACTTTGAAGACCTTAGGCTTTTTGCGATATAATTTGGAGATGACACGTCTTTTCTTCTTTTTTTCATCTCTCGCTCCTCTAAGCTTTCCATCTATTTGTTTTGGTATTGCAGTTCTTCCTATTGGCATAAGGTATTATAGAATACTTCACAGAGATTATCAACATTGATGATCTTATCAAATTTATAATGTACTGAGTCTTTATAGCCAAACTTGTATTTATAAACATCATCTACATACAAATGTATGCCTTTTTTAATATACTCTTTATTATGTAAAAGATGATAATAACCAGAGTTAATAGACACATACCCTGACATCTTGCTGCAAATTTCAGGTAAATGGTCAGCAGGCAGACGTTCAAATTGTTTAGTTGTAACAAAGTTAAATTGAGGAAATCTTTTTATTAATTCTTGTTCTACCTCTTTAGCATTCCATACACTCTTATGTTTTTGACCTGTTTCTAAAGCTAGTAGTATTGTCTTATCAAATTTATACCTATTATGTCTTATTTCAAAGTTAGGATAATGCTCAGGCTTTACTCCAAGTTTTTCACAATATTGTTCAACAATATTTGTTTTATCTTTAAAATCTTTCTTTGAATAAAGATGTATTATCTTTTCATATTCAAAATCAGTTTTAGCACCATAATCTAATGCAGCTAAATGTTCTAAACCAAATGATTGATTTATGTAAGTTTGTTGTGCATACAGATCAGGATATTGTGAAAACAGCACAATTTTATGAGCTTGAAAATTGTTATTGTAATAAGACCTAAGTGCAGCTGAAGCACAGAAATGATCTCCTAAACCTTTGTCAAAGATATCAGAAATAACAATTATATCTCTCACACAAGTTCTTTGGCTGATCCTAATATTGGTTTATATTTAGTTCTTCCCTCTGATTTATACGCATGTAAAAAACTAGCTCTTGGTGTTCCTTCAATCCAACTGCAATGTATCCATCCGCTGTTAGGTTCTCCAGGCGTATAGTATTCGAGGATCAGTTGATCTGGCTCAAGGTTATTTTTAATCCAATCAAAAAGTTCAGCGTTGTCGACTCCAACACATTCGAAGTCTGCGGCTTCAGCTTTGGCATGCTGCGAATTTGCAGAGCTGCCAATAGCCATACATAAATCCACGCTTCGAAATCCACTGGTTACCTTAACTCTGCCGAAGTGATCACGTACTGGCTGTAAAATATTTTCACACAAACCTTTTAATTTTTCTATTTGTTCTGCGTTAGGATTATTATTAATTCCCTTCCTAATTGCAGTATCTGATTTAGTTAACTCTGAAAGAGTAAAATTACGGCTTAAGTTCATAGTTTTCCTTTAGTTCTAATACAATATTTAAATTAAATCTGAATTTGTTGTAAATTGGTGGACTTCCACAATGCAAGATATTGCTATTAAAGATTTTAGCTTGTCTTGGTTTATCATAATGTTTCTCGTCATTTATAATTGTATAACCATCGTCATCGATGCTATACACAATTGACAAAAAGTTATCATCATTCTCATCAACATGTAAAGACCCTACTGCTGATTTAGTATATAAATTGTAATAATATCTTACAACATCTGCATTTATATTTAATTTTTTTTTAATTCTTGCAGCAATTGTATCTGCTATTTCAGTTAATTCTTTATTTTCTTTTGAAGTGTTTATGTTTTGTTTTGATTGTGGAATGCAGCAAAAACCATTATCAACAGTATAACCGTTTTTAGCATTATCTATAGATATACGCCAATCGGAACATATCAATAGTAATTGTTTTAAATTTTCGTTTTCTTTTCTATCTAAAACTTCTTCGATTTTTTGAATCATCTACTCCAGTATTAGCTTCTTTATCGATAAACTTCCATCAATATTTTTTTCTAATTCTGCTTTTGATTTAATACATTGGTAAGAAACATTATTGTCTATTGCTCTTGAAGCTACTCTTTTACCTTTTAAACAATCACTCATAGAAACTTGTATTCTATGTTCTTTAATTTCATTATTTACTATCATTAGTAAAGCCACAACTGTTTCAATCATAATACTTTACCTTTGTTTTGTCCTTGTTTAATGACATACTTTTGTGTACCATGTTTGCCAGTTTCAACTTCTTTTTTTAAATTTCTTATAAAGCTCATTTGTTTAGCTTTCTTTTCCATATCACTAATGTACTCAACTATTTTTCTAGTGACTCGTCCCATTTGCTCTAACCTTATCTTTTAAATCTTCAATATCACTTAATGCTTTTTCTAATTGATCTCTTAAAAATTCTATATTAACTTTATTAGTCATATTCATCTCTTGAGTTTCTTCCATTTTTTCTACAGATTTATATAAATCTTCTAATAAAAAATGTTGTTCTTGATCTACAGGTACTTGTTCAGATTTTTTAAGCAAATCATTTTCAAACAATTCTCTTGAAGTTTCTAACGATACTAACCTTGAAGTTAGTTCTGTATATGCAAATACACCCATAGCTACTAAAATAATTAAACTAGCAACTGTTTTCATTGGCATTTGCACAGCAGCCGATTCTGATATGTTAAGTGGTTTATTTGCCATTTTTTTTCTTTTTTGGTTTAGATTCCATAGCTTTGGC